CATTTTTATGAATCACAACCTCACAATGTAGAGCTTACTTTAATTGAACAGTATGCATTGGCTAGGTCAATGATTATGAAAACTATAGATACCTTTTTACCACATGCACCTAAACTTGTATTGGCAGGTGTGCCTGGTAATCATGGTGAAATGTCTAGGACCAGCAAAGGTCAAGTATCTACAAATAGATTAGACAACAGTGACACAATGCACTTGCAAATATGTCAAGAGATTATGTCTGCTAACCCAGATAGGTATGGGAAAGTTGAAGTTAACATTCCTTCTGGCTTCCATCAAACTATGATGATAAAAGGTAAGACCATTAGTTTTACTCATGGTCATATGAGCGGTGGCAGTGGGAATCCAGAAAACAAAATAGAAAAATGGTGGAAGGGTCAGATGTATGGATGGTTGCCGCCAGGTGATAGTGAGATACTTGTGACTGCACATTACCACCATCTTCGTATGAAACAACAAGGTGATAGGACCTGGTTTCAAGCACCATCTATTGATAAGAGTATAGATTTTACAGAACGCACTGGTTTGTGGAGTCATCCAGGAGTATTGACTTTTACAATTAGCAACAAGGGATGGGATAACTACTACCCTTTATAAGATTCTGGTAAAATTTTATACGCTTTTTTATTACCTTTAAAATCTAACTCTGGATAGTAGTGTGTTTCAAACCTTGGATCTTTCCATATTTCAGCTAATTGTTCTGCTGAATAATACTTGGGTGCTGCATCTTTGTCCTTAAAATAAAATAAACCAACTTTAACTTCTTTGTATTTGCAACCCTTCCAGTGCATCTCCATAATTTTATGGAAGTCACTTGCTTTAAGTCTCAAAGTACCTTTGACTTCTACAAACCATATGTACCCATGTTCAACAACAATGTAATCTGGTATCAGTAATATGTCAGTAGCATACCAAAACAAATCTAACTTGTTAACTTTGGGATCAGTTCCAATACGAAGGTAGTTTTTGTATTCCTCATAACCTTTTGATTGTAAGTAGTTTTGCATTAACAAGTCTGCTTTGTCTGGTCCATTGTTCCTGGATTCATATGAATCTTTATATGTATTACTCATTAATGTTCTCCAAAATAATCAACAACTTCCCATTGTTTTTCGCAATTATGACAAGCAACTAAATCTTCATCTTTATCACCATGACTCCATCCAACAGATAATTTATGACCACAAATTTTACAATTCATTTTTCTTCTTCCCCAAACATTTCTATCCAACACTTTGGGTGTGTGCCTGTAATCATTTGTTCTCTGTAATCTTTGTCTAATGATTTAACTGCATCTTGTACATGCATACCTTGGTGAAGAAAAAACATTTCTTGTGTAAATATTTCTACTGTGCCTGTCTGCTTACAATGAAAGCATTTTTTTGTTTCAATAACATACTTGTCACCATTTATAGCATCATATTTTTTTTCTATTACATTAAAAGGGTATGACATCCTGATCTCCTCCTTGCTCTGCCTTTTCTACAAGTGCGTGACACACTTTGTATTCCCATTTGTGTATATTATTTGTATCTACCTCTTTGTATCTACAACCACAGTATTTATTTCCTTCCATATCGTAGTAAAATACTTTATTGTATTTACAATTATGCGGTGACTTGTGTTTAGTATCTGGCGGTGGTGGTATATCAAAGTTGTAGTTAGGGTATCTCTGCTGCAACTTAACCTTAAGTTTGTCCACATTAATTGATATACCATCTTCTATAGCCACTCTTTTGGACAATCAGTATCTCCCCATGCAACCCAACCACAACCATTGTTGCCTTGGTATGTGCTGCAACTCCAACTTGGTATTCCACCAAATTTATCTGGGTTACTTTGTTTTTTCTCCCTGTTGTCCTCTATCCAGTCTGAATTATTGCACTCTGGACATGTTCTTACTTTTGATACAGTAACTTCACCAAATACTTCTTCTACTATATCTTTGTCTGTTGTTTGTTCAATTTTATTGTCAATTCCCATAGCATTGAACATATCTTCTAATGCTTCATCAGGAATCATAGCTTCAAGTAATTGATTAAGTTGTTTACCTACATCACCAGTTGTGTTTGTCGGATTATTAGAAGGGGGTTTCGTAGTCTCTTGTACTACTTCTTTTTTTGTTGTCGGTTGTTTTGCAACCTTTGACATTTCCTCCTTGCTAGGTCTAGGTTTTGTACTACCCTGATATTTCCAGTTAGCTAATGCACGACCAATAGCAGATGTTTCACAGTTCTCCATCCAAGCATCAGCATTAGCAAATCCACCTTGCCCTTTAGTTTCTTGTGCTATACCTGTAGCTACTGGTCTTGCATCTTCTTCTTGTTTAAATACTTCTGCTCTAATAGTGACACATGTACCATCTTCAGTTATGTGTGCTATCTCTGTATTAATTCTTGCGTTTGGATTATCCTTCCAAAATACTTTAAGTCGATCCTCTACTGTTTCGTAATTATCTAAATTAAATTTAGCCATTACTCCTCCTCTTGTTCTTTTGTCTGTGCTAACTTAACCACTTCGTATATACGCTGCCTAGTTAACTTCAGTAATTTACCTAATTTTATTGCACTAAAACCATTTTTAAATGCATGTACAATAACTTCATCTCTTTGTACAAGTAATCTATCTAATGCAATTTTTTTTATTTCTATTTGTGTTGTAAGTGTGTCTAAAGATTTTTCAATTTCCCAAATTTCTATGTCCTCGACATTTAATTTGACACCATTAGCATAACTTACACCATCAATTTTTTGGTATGCCATATTGTTTTCTCCATTTTCTCTCTTGGTATAATCTGTATATAAAATTTACTTTGTCTGCTAACCAGTTAGCCATTGTCCATGCACCTATTATATAAATAGGCAGCGACAATAAAAGCAGCATCAATAACTTATCCATTACTCCTCCTCACAATCGCAATCTATTGCTTTGTAATATGGTGGTGTAGTTTTACTTTCTGTACAACATATAATATCTACAAATTCTTCTTGTTCTTCTTCAGATAATTTCTGTGGTGTAGTTTTACTTTCTGTACAACATATAATATCCATTATTCCTCCTTCTCTTCGATCTCCATAATAAAATCTATTGTGCCTTGTAAATCTTCTAATAAGTTAGTAAATTCAAATGGCTCAAAGTCATCATAAAAACTTGGCTCAAACTTTGCATCCTTTCCTGGTCCAACTTCATACCAATTATTATTGTGAATTTCTAATACATCACTATCAATTAATTTAGATAGTTCCTCATCAGTATTTGCAACTTCGTTAGGCAATACTCTACCTAATTCTTTATGGTCTATTTTTATTTCGCCACAAGCTACTAAACACCACTCACGATTCTTGTACTTTACTCTCATAACTACACCATCATAAAATAAACTATCCTGTTTATCTTTTGTAGTTTTGTTTTCTAATATCTCCATTATTCCTCCTCTTTGTCTGCAAGTTGTTGTTCATCATTAGATAAATCAATCTCTTGTGCTATCTTCATAGTGTTTTCGTTATGGTCCTGGACAAACTCATCCAGGAGTTCTGCTAACCGCTTTGTGTTTAGGGATGTCAGTACAATAGACTTCTCTACCTTTTGACCTCCACATGCGTTAGCTAATTTAATTGCCCATGTCTTGATAGACTTAGGGTCATCAAATATATTAGGCATTACTAATCCTCCAACCTTGTAAAAGACATCCACGCAATCCCATCTTTATCGTATTTAAGGTATTCTTTTGTTATCCCCATACTTCTTATTAAAGGTATTGACATTAGCTTATTGTAAGCAGATCGTGGAGTTGCTGCATCTACATCTACTCTAAAATCTTCCCTCGTTTTAAATGAAAATGTTTCCATTTACTTCCTCCTTCTTTGATTCTTATGTTTGTTTATTTAGTAGCAGTATCTAATTCAATCAGCTTGACTATAAATATACTACCAAAATCTCTTAGCTCTCTAACCTTGCACTTTGCGGCATGCTTGTTGTCGAACTCCCATGTGTTAATACCTCCATAGAGATTTACACACTGTACTTGATATATCATAGTATCTCCTATGTAATCCTTACTTTAATCCTAGTCCTCTTTGATTCTTATGTAAACTATATATAACATTTAGTTTGTATAAAATTTTGATCGAAAAAAATAGTGCTTGGTCCTGGATACCAGGTTAAGCATCAGGAGTCCAGGACCTTGCACTTCATCAAGGGGATAGCGGATTAAATCTTCTCTTCACCAAATTCTTCTACCATTTTAGATTCTACTCGGTCCAATGCTCCTGGACTCTTAACACACTCTTGCTCTAAATGATAGATTTTTTGCTCTAGCTTGTAGTTTTCTTCTTCAAGCTGCTTATATCTTTTATATATGTCCATTTATACGCACTCCTTCTTTGTGTACAATTTTATATAACATGGATGGCATAAATTTATTTCATCTATATAACCATATATATTATTACATTTTGCACATTTCATTAGCAGCACTCCTTACATGTGTCCATATCACCATCACCTTTAAAATGATTCTGACAATTTCCACATAGAGTTGAACCATCCAGGTCATCTCCAGGCATGATTAAGTCTCCTAGTTTTAACATGTTTGCTCCTTATCATATTTTAATATTTGTTCTAATCTTCCTTTAGCAAATTCAATAATTTCTTTTAATTCATTTATATTGTTACACTCAGCTATATATGAATTTAGTTCTTCACTCATTTTTCTCCTTGTTTGTTTGAGTCTAAGACTCCTAAAGGACTCCAGGATAGAAGTCCTTCGAGAGTGTTAGTCAAATAGCCTATTAATATTAGTGCCACCATTAGCACCACCACGAATATCTACTGCATCAATTTTTGATCTAGTTTTGAATCCACCTAAATCAAATTCTCCTAATTCACAAGAAAATGCTTTGCCGATTCCATAGTGGTCTCTAACCCATGCTTGGTGTTTTCTTGTAGTCATAGAATAAAACTCATTACATAAAATTACTTTAGTTTGGTTTATAATGCTACTACTGTCCACATCTACCACATAAGCGATTGGAGTATTGTAAGACACTATTAAATCGTATTTCGTGCCTTCTACCCTTCTTAATGTGCCTGTTGTGTTTAGGTTGCGTACCTGCTGGACCACATTATTTTCTGTTAGTGGTGCTTTTGGGTATTTGTATATTGTTTTCATTTATCCTCCTCTAATAATTTCTTCTAATTCTTTATTAATAGAATTTCTTACAAAATTAAATTCCTGCTCCATTTTTGTATATTGTTTTTTCCAATATGCGTTTATTAATTTTTCTTTTAATTCCTCTAATTCCTTGTTGCTTAACAAGTCCTTAGATTCTTTTAGTATGTTTATAATGTTATCCATTATTATTTCCCCTCCTTTGTTAGTGATTGCAAAGCATGAATCATATTTACAAGAGCATAATTATCGTTAGCTGTAAAATATTCTTCATAATTAGGTACTTCGTTATCATCAAATACATTTATATCGTTGTCTATTTCAACAGCTTTTTCTAATGCTTTGATTAATTTTTGTACTTTATCCATTATTCTCCCTTGTATGTTTGTAATCTTTACTTTACTATATCCAGGATTTATGCAACATGTTTTTAATATTTTTTCCAGGAGTTTAAACAACGCATCCCCCTCTTGCAGAAGTTTAAATTTAGTACGCATACTGTAATAAATACTTAACACAATATCTAGTTATACAACATATAGAAGTTATAACAATACAATATATAATCTAAACCTAAACTATACATTGAGATTTAAAGAGGTAGGGTTTAATGTGACCCCCTGTGTTGTGTTGTGTGTAACCTGGAAAAGATTGCTGTTAAAGGGGTACTATATATTGTGGTACTAGATCTAGTGTAGTACCTAATTAAAGTGTATATTACAATAAATAAATGTAACTTATAAAGTGATTATGTTTAATTACTTTATATTAAAAAAATTAAGTAGTTCTAACCCTGTGTCACTCCCTCCCAAAAACCAGAATGAACTCTTTAGTGAACATTTAAATATGTGAAGTAATAGCCTATTACGCTAGTTACCATGGTCCTGCTAATCCACTTATTTAATATTTATAGTCAAGATTCCTTTTCTAAAAGCAGGAAGAAATCTTTGCTTGTGGTTTTACTATAACAGGTTTTACTTTTAGTGGTAGTATTTTACTACAGGGTTTTTGTAGTAGTAGGAGTTTCCTCCTTTCGCCTACGATCAATCACACAGAAACCCTGTATATTTCTTTGCATAGTTCTGATATATGTTATAATTAATTACTAAGAAAGGCATGATTAGTGATCGTTCCTCCTGGAACAAATTTATTCATAGCCCTCCTTTCTTTGTTTGTGTATAGTACAAACCCCTACTGGCAACAGCAGGGGTTGCTATACAAACTGGTAACTAGGAAACTAAACTTGTACAGGTTACAAGGCAGACACGCAACAGCTACCAGATAAAAAAATTTTTTTCGCACTTAATGCGAAGGCGGCATTATAATATATTTATCTAAGAAAGTCTTAGATTCGCTATATGAGGATATAGCGAGTATGTAAAATAAATATCTACATACGAAATAAGATAGAAAGATGTAGCTTAATCATTAAGACAATGTAAATTGGCGTTGATTTAAGTTTATTTTTTTTTCTTTCATAACAGTACTGGACATACTGTACGAACAAGACTCCACTTCGGTGGAGTTTTGTGTTATAGTTGTATTTATGAAATATAAAAAAAAGAAAAAATCAGCAAAAGGTAAAAGAAAAAAGATGGGTTACTAATGCCTAAAGGAAGTTATTCCCCAAAGCAAAAAAAACTTGCAAGAGTTGCACCCCCTTTTGATAAGATTACTGCTGCTGATTTAAAAAAACTAAGAGATAGTAGTAGAAGAAAGAAGCTGTAATGGCTACATACCAAGGCAAGTCTGTGACCTTAAATTCACCTAGACCAATAAAAAAAGGTGAACCAGGTTATGGTCGTAAGAAGTCTGTTGTTTATGTTAAGGATGGCGACAAAGTCAAAAAGGTTATGTTCGGTGACCCTAACATGAAAATTAGAAAAGGTAATGCTGCTGCAAGAAAATCATTTCGTGCTAGACACAAATGTGATTCTGCAACAGATAAAACTACACCTAGGTATTGGTCATGCAAAGCGTGGTAAGGAGGAATTATGGCACCACCAAAGAAAAAACCTAAAAGAAAACCTATAAACGCAAAGACTAAAGCTACTTTGCAAAAGAAAGCAGCTAACTCTAAGTATACCTATGGACAATTAGCACAAGTGTACAGAAGAGGTCAAGGTGCATATTTATCTAGTGGTAGTAAGTCTGCATCTATGCAAGCCTGGGCTATGGGTAGAGTAAACAGTTTTATTAAAGGTGGTCATTCACAAGATAATGACATTAAAAAAAAGAATAAATAATGTCAAAAAGAAAAGTAAAATATGAAAAAGGAGTACCATCTAAATACCTACAGAATAAAAAAAATTCAAAGGCTTCTGTTGCTCGTGAAATTAAGGCGACTGCAAAAGCTTATAAAGAAGGTAGGTACATAGATTTGAAAGCTGTACAAAAATCAAGAGCTACTAAGAAAAGGAAACGCACATGAAAGTTAAAGGTGTAGATGTTTCTAAGTTAAGCAAAAGTCAACAGAATGCTATGAAAAAACATTCTAAACATCATACAAAAAAACACATGCAATACATGTACAACTCTATGAGAAGAGGTACTAGCTTTAATAAAGCACATGTAAATGCACAAAAAAAAGTAGGTAAATAATGGCACAAGTTAGTTGGATGTGGGGTGGTAAAAGACATTATGGAACTCTTATTAGAGAAACTAAAACACATAAGTTTGCTAGAACAAAAAATGGTAAAATAAAAAAAATAAAAAAATAATTGAAAGTTACATGTCCTGGTTGTCAGGAACATCTGAAGGTGGATGGCATGAAATTAAAATGTATGAATAAGAAATGTAAACATTATGGCAAATAAAAAATTATGTTACGCAGCAGGTTGTTTAAGACCTTTGCCACCTAAAGCAAGTAAGTATTGTAGCACTAGATGTAGAAACAGAATATCACAACAAAAAAAACGAGCTAAAGCAAAAGGTATAGAGTGGACACAAGAAGAAGATAAATTAAATATACCTAGTCAAAAAACTGTGCAACAACGAAGAGGTAAAGTCTATACAGATTTAATTGAGTCAGAATTAGGTATGCAAATACTACAAAAAAAATTGACCATGTCTGAAGTTGCAAAAATATTAGACACATCAGTTGCATCAGTGTCTATGGCATACAATGCTTTTGTAGAAGATACAGAAACAAAAGAATTACAAAAAACTTGGGAAGTACCACAAGTTGCAAAAAAAACACTAGAAGATTTTAAAGATTTTAGAAATAGATATTTTGAAACAGAACAAGGTGTGCCATTTGAAACACCAGAGTTTCACATTAAGTGGATAGAGTCTATATTGACTGCTATAGAAAATGGTGAACAGCACATGATATTGTCACCACCTAGACATGGCAAGACAGAACTACTAATACATTTTACTGTATGGCTTATCTGTAATAATCCAAACACAAGAATATTGTGGGTAGGTGGTAACGAAGATATTGCAAAGAACTCTGTGTCTTCTGTAATGGACCAGTTAGAAAATAATGAATTGTTGATAGAAGAAATATGTGGACCAGGAGCAAAATTTAAACCACAGAACAGAAGTGGTAAGGCTTGGTCATCTACTGAGTTTACTGTAGGTACTAGAACAGTTACAGGTATTAAGTCACCTACTATGGTAGGCATTGGTCGTGGTGGTAAAATACTATCAAGAGATTGTGACATAATTATTGCTGATGACATAGAAGACCACAGTTCTACTATGCAACCTGCGTCAAGAGAAAACACAAGAAACTGGTGGACTACTACATTATCAAGTCGTAAAGAGGAACATACTGCAATGGTAGTTATTGGTTCAAGACAACACTATGACGATTTATATTCTCATCTTTTAGAAAACGAGTCTTGGGTAACTACAGTAGAAGAAGCACACGATACAAGTTGTAATTTGCCTGATTGGAATGAAGAAGAACATCAAAATTGTATGTTATGGAAAGGCAAGAGAACTTACAAGTGGTTAATGGATAGAAAAAGAGCAGCAGAAACTACAGGTGGTAGAGCAATATACGAAATGGTTTATCTTAATGTAGCTATGCCAGATGGTCTTGCTTTGTTTGACAGAGCAGAAATAGAAGCATGTAGAGACCAAAAGAGAGACATAGGACAAATACCACCAGGCACTAGACTTATTGCAGGATTAGACCCTGCGTCTACAGGTTATCAAGCTGCATTTTTGTGGGCATACAATATGGATGCAAACAAATTGTATATGGTAGATATGAACAATAGTTTAGGTGGAGGTATACCACAAGCATTAACTGTAATTAAAGAATGGTGGAGTAAATATAATTTATCACATTGGGTTATTGAAGAAAATGGTTTTCAAAAAGCTATACGACAAGACAGAAGCATAAGAGAGTTTGCATCAACACATGGTATATTTTTGGAAGGTCACGAAACATATAAAAATAAATTTGACCCAGTTTATGGTGTAACAGCTATGAGACCTATGTATCAAGAAGAAATAATTTCTTTGCCATATCTTAGCTTTGAAGCCCAAGAGAAGGTAAACTTATATACAAGTCAGTTAGTATATTTTAGTTCTGCTAAAAACAAGAGCAAAAGTATTGGAACAAAAACTGACATAGTTATGGCAAGTTGGTTTCCAATGAGAGCTATAAGAAGAATGCAAAAAGAAAAGTTTGCAGAATTAGGATATGAGTATAGTCCTAGCTTTACTGGCTATGAATCTAGTAACATGGACTTAGATAACTGGAGTTAAATGGTTTTAGATAACGATAAGATTTACGATAGGATTGATTACTTAAGGTCAATTAACAATGACCAACTTGTAGACAGGTCAAGAATTAGAGACATTATGAATGGTGGCGAAGCTGCTGTTCGTGCATTGTTAGGTGATGCTATGAATGTAGAATATCACGAATTACCTGCACCTAATATGTTTTTGACTGCACTAGAAAGGTTTGCACAAAAATTAGGTAGAAGTCCTGATTTAAAAATAGATATTATAAACGACAAAGATTCTGAAAGAGCAAAAAAGAAATCTGAAAAATTAGAACGAATAGTTATGGCGTATGATAAATACCAAAAACTACACATGCAATTACCACAAGTTGGTAGATGGTTGCCAGGTTATGGTTTTGTTGTATGGGTTATAAAACATAGAAGAGATAAAGATGGTAACCCATATCCTTATGCAGAATTAAGAGACCCATTTACATGTTATCCAGGATATTTTGGCAATGACCAACAACCTACAGAAATGGCTATAATAACTAGAGTTCCACATAAAATATTAGCAGACCAATATCCTGAAGCTAAAAACATAATTATGACGACAGGAGAAGAAGAAACATCACCATACTCTGTTTTATATAACTCTTCTGACAGAATGAGTAGTTGGGCTAACTCATCAGGTCATGGAAAAGTTGTTGTAGAGTATATGACTTCAGAAGGAACTTATGTATATTTACCTGAAAATAAAAAAACTATTGACTACATGGAAAGTCCTTTAAAATCAGGACCATGTTTTGTTATAGCTAAAAGATATTCATTTGACCAAATGCAATCACAATTTCAACACATTACTGGTCTTATGGCTAATATGGCAAAAATTAACATACTTGGAACTATTGCTATGGAAGATGCAGTATTTACAGAAACAAATATTGTTGGTGAAATAGAATCAGGAAAATATCGTAAAGGTAGATTTGCTGTAAACTATTTAGCTCCTGGTTCACAAGTTTCAAAGCCAGTAAATAATTTACCATACCAACTATTTCAACAAGTAGATAGACTTGAAAGACATTTAAGACTTGGTGCTGCTTATCCAGTATCTGATGATGGACAATCGCCTAACAGTTTTGTTACAGGTAGAGGATTAGAAGAACTAGGTCAGTCTGCTTCATTGCATGTTAGAGAATATCAACAAGTACTAGCTGAGGCTATAGAGGAATTAGATGCAAAAAGATTAGAATATGATGAATCAATGTTTGGAAATACAAGAAAACCTATTGCAGGTTATCATAAAGGAACTGCTTACAAAGAATCATACACACCAAATTCAGACATAAAAGAATTTTATACAACTAGAAGAGTTTATGGTGTTATGGCAGGATTTGATGAACCACAAAAAATTATTACAGGTTTGCAATTAAAACAACAAGGTATTATTGATACACAGACATTACAAGAAAACATGGATGGTTTAGATAATATAACAAAAATACAACAACGAATAAGTTCTGAAAAAGCAGAGACAGTATTGTTTGAATCTTTAATGGCACAAGCTGCACAAGGAGACCCTAAAGCAACTATGGCAGCTATAGAAATTAGAAAAACTCCACAAAATATGTCAAAGATATTAGATAAATATTTTACACCAGAAGAACCAGAGATGTCAGAAAATGAATTAGCGTTAGCAGGTCAAGGAGTTTTACCACAACAAATACCTGCACAAGAACCAGATATTGCTACAGTATTAGCAGGACTTGCAGGAGCACCAGGTGGACCAGGACCAGGTGGACCAGTACTACCAGGAGGACCAGTTGCCTAATATTAATAAAGAATTTTTTGATATTATTAACCAAGAAGATTGGTCAGAAGATGTATTTACAGGTTTAGAAGAAGATGTAACTTTTTTACAAAATACTAATCTTCCAATAGGAGATATTATTTTTCCAACACCTATTCCTGGTATATGGATTAATTTAAATTTAGGATTTGAAATAGAAAGACCAGAAGATTTAGATGGTTAGAAAAAGTAAAGCTATGAGAGAAGCAACTGATTTAACACAAGCAGGTGTATTCGCTGACATTGTTGCTCCTCCAAGAAAAAAAGGCGACCCAACAGGGCAAAGCACAGCATTAACAAATCAAGCAGATGCAATAAGTCCACTTGCACAACAAGCTGTTAATACAGGTGGTATGTTAAATTATCAACCACAAGATATATTAGGTATGCCAACAGACAGACCTGATGAATCAGGATTAGCAGATACTTCTGGACAACAAGTTGTAAATTTACCACAAGGAACAGATACACAAATACTTATTGAACTAATTAAGGAAAAAGCTCCAGTAACTAGACAGAGGTTTTAAATGTACATTTATAATAAATGGAATAAAGACTTCTACCAAAAGCATGACGAATGGAATGCTTATAAAAAAAGAAAAGATACTACAAAAGCAAATACAGATGTAGAAGCTGTTACACAAAATTTTGTGGATTTAAAAAACCTAACACCATTAGAAATGGATGAGTTAGTTGCGTCAGCAGCAGATTTAAATGTTACACCACAACAATATTACGAATTGTATAAAACTACTAAACCAATACAAGTAAATATACAAAATGGTAAACCTGGCGAAGTAATGAATTTTTTAAAAAAAATACAGTTAGCACACAGAAACAATAAACAAATATATAACGATACAAAAAAAAGATTAGGTGCCTATGAAAAAGAAAGGTTTTTTGTACAGACTGCTTTTATGACATTAAATTCAGTATTTGATTTAATACAAAGAGGTGTTGTAAATAATTTAGCTACACCTTATAACAGAATAGAAGAAGAGGTACTTGCTGAAGAAGGATTAACAAAACAAGATTTAATAGAGTTTGAACAAAAAGGTCGTAATGACAATCAACAAGAATGGAAAGCTGCAAGAATTCGTGCAAAAACTTATCAGCGTTTATTAGGTTCTTTTCTTGGGCAGGTACCAGAAACAATATTTAACGCTATTGGTTTAGATACTTCTCTTGATTCTATTTCTGATATAAGGGAAAAATCAAAATCATTTCTTTTATCACAAGGTGTAGTAGATGCTGATGGAGAACCATATTTACAAAAAACAGATATAGGTGCTGCTATAGATGCAACAAAAGACAAGTTAATAGAAGAAATACAAATACAAGAAAAAGATTTAAAAAGAGACCTAACAGAATTAGAAAAAATAAATTTAGCTATAAGTAAATGGTATGAAGTTATTACTGAGGAAGTAGACCAAGATAATCAGTTTTTAAATTTAATAGGTGAAGCTACACCTATAGCAGAGAATAGAAAGTTAAGAGAAGGGTATGAAAGAGCACAAATATCTAGTAATGCAGGAGATTTTGCTAGTTATTTAGTAACAGGTAATATGCCTGGCAGATACTCACCACAAAATATAATCTATGAAGATACACAATTAGAATACGATTTAAAAGTATTACAAGCAGAACAAGCATTTGATTTAGGTCAAATAACTATAGACCAAAAAAACACATTAGTAGATGAAATAGAAGATGAAAGAGATGAAAAACTTAATGAAATATCATTTGAACCTAACAAAGGTTTAGCAGGAATTATGGGTGGAGCTATGAACCTAGCTGCTATGTATTACACTGACCCAATTATTATGATTGCTAAAGGCGTAGGTATTGCAGGTAAAGTACCTGACAATTTTGACGAAGTGCTTTCTGCAGCACAAATGGAAATGAAAAGATTTGTTGATGATGGTGGAACTGTAGCTGAGTTCTGGCAAAACAATGATGAAATATTAGATGGACTATCAAGAGTTATAGTAGAAGGTAATAAAGCAGGACAACCAACATTTCTTAATTTAATTAACTCTGGTTTTAATCATAAGTTTGCTAAAACATTAGCTGATGCAGATAATCCTGCTGTAATTAAAGATGGTTTGATAGATGGTTTTAATAGACAATATGTATCAGATATGGTGTTTGGTGGGGAATCATTAGGTAGAACAGGTCAATTTAGAATACAAGCAAAAGTATTATCAGATAATTTATTAAGAGCATTTAGCGATAGAGAATTAGACGATAGCATTCAAGCAGTAAGTAGAAGGGGTGGAACATTAAAAGAATTAAGAGATGGCACTGATGTTAGGTTAGCAAACGCAGGAGAAGTAGATATAAGAAATGCACAACCTGCAGTTGTTATGTTTGCAAGAGTAGGTAATCTTTTTAAAGTTCCAGAAAGTCGATTAAACAAATTACTAACAGATTTTTATGATGCTATTGACGAAGGATTGTATACACAGGCACAAGAAATTTATTTTGATGGATTAATTAGAACAGAAGGTGGTTTGCAACTTAGATACCTGTATGGTTTATCAGATAATGAAATAGATTTAGTTTTAGGGGAAGCCTTAAAAAAAGAAAAAAGAATGTTTTCAGATGATATTGCTGATTTCTTTACACCATCAAGAACTGATGAATTTTATCCTGTAGATGAAATAGATATATTAACACAAAAACAATTTGGTGGACAAGTAGAAGGTATAGAAATACCACATGAATTTGTAAGAAACTCTATAGAATTAATTAATCAATTTAAAGGTTACACCATTGAAGTGCCAGATGTAATAAAAATAATTAAGGTAACATCACAAAGAAGAAGACTTAGAGCACAGGCATTAATAGAAAAAAAAGGTATTGATAAAGTATTTGCTAAAGCAAGACAAGCATTTGATGAAGGAAAACCAGGAACATTTTGGGATGAAGATACGCCTATGGGTGCAATAGTAGGACCAATAGCTAAAGGTTTAGATGACCCAGGTGATTTATTTAAAACTCAAGAAGTGGTTTTATCTGCTATAGAAAGAGGAGCATTCGGTGTAGTTAGAGGATTGTTTTACCCATTGCAATTATTAGGAAGGTTTGCATATCCTGCAAAACTAACAATAGATGGACACTTAAGAGCAGCAGTATTAGGTGCAAGGTCTGCTTTTAGAAGTCCTTTAAAGTTTCTAAGGTTTATGTTAAATGACGCAAATGGTGTTTTAGCTAGAGCACTTGGATATACACCAGATACATCATTAGTAGGACCATATAAAATTACAAGAAAATTAGAATTTAAAAATCCAAGACTACAAGGTATTAATGAAAAAATACCTGCATCAATAAGAAAAGCACTAGGTGTATTTCAAGATAATGCAAATTATGGAATACCAGAATTAACTTCATTGTCATCTGCCTCACCAACATTTGCATTCGGTAGAAGAACTCCTGATACAGGTGTTGATTTAATAAATAAACTAGGACAAAAAAATGTACCAACACCACAAGGAGAAGTAATAGATTTTCAACTTTCAGATGATTATATAGAGGCAATGCAAGAATACTTATTTGAATATATAGATGATGAGTTGTCAGTTATAACAGCAGCTTTAATGAAACAAGGTTTAGATTATACAGATATAGCTAAGTTTTATCAGGAGACACCTGCAGTTCAAGCTATTATAGAACAAGCAAACAAAATGATGCAATCAAGAAATGTATTTTCAAAAGGAACAATTCCTATAATTACTAAAGAAGAAGATTATTTAAAATTATCTAAACATTATTATCAATCAATCAACAATATAACTGGTGGAGACCAAGGTCTTAAAGATATTATTATTACTGGTAGAGTTGGGAATGTAGACTTGCGTAGTCCAGAAGCTATGACACCAGAAAATTTAGCTATATACAATGCAAAAGTTAAAAAGTTAGTTATTAAAAATAGACAAAATTTACCTGACCAAGTACCTAAATTAAAACCAGAAGTAGATGAAAGAAAAGGTTACCAAAGAGCATTGGACTCATTGTTTTTTGCTACTGCACAATTTGAATCTGATTTAATTAGAGTTCCATTGTTTAAACAAGCATACGAACATTTTGTATCTGCAGGAATACCATTTACATCTAAGTCAGGTTTAAACAGAATATTAAAAGCTCACTTAGACCCAGAGTCAAATGTTAAATTAAGTGATGACTTGTTTAAACAAGTACAAGATGAATACAACGCTATAAAAGATTTAGCACCAGACACAAGAGTAATAGACAGAACAGTGCCTGTAAAAGTATTTGATAATGAAGATTCTTTATCTATTATTGCATACTCTCCAGAAGGACAAAAAAGTATTGCTTATTTAAAAAGAATAGATAAATTAAATGACCAAATAACATTTGATTTAAATATATACAATACAGAATTAAAAGTATTTGGTAAACAATCAAAAGTTGCAGACTATAGACTAGGTGATGATGGAGATAAAATAGGTGTTTATAATTTTAATGTTAAAAAATCAGAAGCAATTATAGATGGTGTTATACCTAGTAGAGACGCTTTAATAAATTCATTAAGTAAAACTTTAGATGAGAGTGTAAATGTAGAAGCATTGGTTGATGATGCTATAGAGTATCTTGCTAGTAGTAAAGGTAAGTTTGATTTACCAGTATCACGAAGAGAACTATATGAAATATTAGGTATTACAGGTACAGATTATAACTTAGTAGGACTACAAAAAGTATTACAAAGAGGAAAGTTATCAAAAAGTGGAGATGTAGGTCCAAGTACATTAAACAGAGTTATAGGACCTAAAAAATCCAGACCTATACTTAGAGGTCAAAAAGAACTAGAAGATGCTATTGATAATGCTTTTGAATATGCAAACGCAAATCCAGGAGGTTTTAGCATAGATTTAGGTACAAAAACTAATTATCACCAACCAGGTTATTATGTATCACCATATCCAAATAAGTCACTTGTAAAAACTACAGCTTTGACTAAAGAAGAAATATCTGAATTTGTAATTAAACATAAAACTTTTCTAAAAAAAGAAGACCACTTTTTAGGTGGTTGGGTAGATGAAGATGTAATACATTTAGATGTATCTGTAAAAATTAAAAAAGGTGTTGCAGCACAAGTAGTAGATGGAACTGACGAAGCCTTAGCAAAAGCTCAATACTTAGCAATAATTGGAAATCAAAAATCTATTGGCAATGTTACTAATAAAGGTTATGTAGGTGAAATATCTAGTCGTAGTGCATCAGGTGCTTATGACATCATAAGAAGAGCAGGTCAAGATTTATTAATAGGCACACAGAAAAAGTTTTTTCCTGCTAGAAAAGCAATTACTAAATCTGCTTCTGATGCAAAAATAATTGGTAATGATGTATTAGATGCTGCAGGTATAAAAGCAATAGTAGACCAAAAAGCAGGGGTTGTACAAATGTTAAAACCACAAACTAATCCAATACTTGGTCAAAGAACATTTAGTGGTGATTATCAATCAATGTTAGATTTGTCTGATATTAAATCTTCTACAACACCAAGAGTAATGTCATTTGAAGACTTACATGAAAGAGGGGTAGAGTATGCTTTTGAATTGCACTCTAGGTTGTTATACAACTTAACAGAAAGAGGGTTCTTTTCACAAGCATATAGAGTTGGTTTTGCTTTCTTTGAGGCATGGCGAGAAGTATTAGGTAGATATTATAATTTAAGTTTAGCTAATCCAAAAGCTATAGCACAAATAGGATTTGGTTATAGAAAAGGTATTGAACATAATTTTATATATGAAGACCCTACAGGAGAAAAATATCTTATTGTACCTGTAGGTGGAACTCCATTTGAAGATTATGTTAAAACAGAAGGTAGAGGTGTATTTACAGATGATATGGCAGTTGCTGATTCTAAGATAATTGCTAAAAGAGGTGTACCACTTAGTGCATTAAATGTTGGTGGTGGTGGATTATTTCCACCTGTAGGACCTGCTATTGCTTTACCTGTGGGTATTTTGCTTAAAGATAAACCAAAAGCAAAAAGAAATTTAGAAAAATATATATTTGGTGGATTTGAATTAACTGGTGCTAGATATGATTCTATTGGAGATTTACCAGGTATAGTAGCTGAAACACTTATACCTTCTGTAGGAAAACAAATGTTTAATGCTATAGGTACTAAGTTAGGAGTAGCAGGTTTAGACGAAGACCAATGGCTTTCTGCTGTAGACTCAGCTTATCAACACGCTGCAATATTAAGACCAGACTTAGCAGATGATGTAGTAGCACTAGAAGAAGTAGCTATGGTATTAGCAGAAAATTATTTTCAATTAAAAGCATGGGATAGATTTGTTAATCCACTTATACCTAGACTGTCAGTACTGTATGCAATAGAAGGTAATGAAGTAGCTTTTAAAGAATGGTATGGAGAAAAAGGTGAAGACACTGGTTTAGTTTACAACAACTTTGTTGAGCTATCTGTTATACATGGTTTTTATCAAGACATTAAAGATGAGTATGTTATGGCATTAGGGCAACAAGGTGAGTTCTATGCACTGCTTGAAGTAGCTAAATTATTAGGTTTAGACCAAAGAAATCTATCAGAAGGTTTTACTTCTGTAGCTTTACAAGTTAAAGGTAAGAATGTATCAGAGGGTGGAAGATTACCTAGAACAACACCAGAATACAATTTCGTATTAGATAATTCAGAACTTGCTGCTGAATATGGTCCTGTGTTAGTTTACTTTGCACCTGGTTTAGATGAAGGTGCAACAGAATATGGTGGGGTAAGTTACATATCTAACTTAGGATTGTTTAGACCAAAAACACCTAATGAATTTTATTTATCAACACAAACATTTCTTGCAAGTGCAATAGAAAGTGCAACTAAAGATTATTGGTCTACTGTAATTGATAACAGTACAGTAAACCCAGGAGAAAGGGTTGCTAGAAAGAAAGCTAAGTTTGCATTAATAGAAGCAGATTTAGCTAAGATGTTTCCTATGGCTTATGGTAATTCAACAGAATTAAATAAGGTATTAGGTTCTGATTATGAAACAGGAGTGCCAAATGATGTGCTTATAGATTATTTACAAAGAGCTGTAAATGACCCAAGGTTTGCTAATTTAGATAACAGAAAAGAAATAGCATTATATTTAAACTTTAGAGCACAAGCTATAGACGCAGTGGCAGATAAAAGAGGTTATCCTATAGAAGAAGATGCTATAAGATGGATTAGCAGCAATGATTCTGTAGCTGCACAAGAAGTTAGAAATCAGTTGTTTACAAAAGCACAAGAAATAGGAAGAAATAATCCTAAATTTTTGGTAATATTTGAAGAGATATTCAGTTACGAATTAACTAAGTTTGGATTAGAGGAATAATATGTCAATTGTTACAACTACAACTACTACTCAACCCTTTGGTGGTGTAGGTAGTGGTGATGCAGCAGGTGGTGGTGATGGTCCTGATGAAGATTTTTACACAAGAATTGAATCTATATTAGATGGAACAACTGCAGGTAATAAAACACCATTAGGTAATGGTTATTTAAAAGAGTATGAAATTCAATTAGAAAATCAAGACCCAACAAAAGAACCTACTGTAAAATTAGTGCCTGTTGAAGAGTTCTTAACATCTGACGAATACCAATCACAAAGAAGAGAATTATTAGGTCAAGGTGCTGCATACAACTATGTATATTTTCCACCAGACATTGGAGCACAAGCAAGGTTGCAAACACCATACATTAGAGTACAAACTAAAAATTTATTAGCTGCTGCAGGACTTATAGATTTAAATAAAACTGTAGGTGCAGAAATAGATAATGAGTATCTTAAAGGAATAAAAGCTGCTATGGAGTTTTCTATGAACAATGGTGGACAAATGTCATGGGTAGCAGGACTAAAAATATTAGCAAGTGCAACACAAGGTTCACAGCTATCAGCACTAGGTGGTGGATATAGTTTTGGTGATGAAGCGTTAAATGAGTTTGTTGACGAAATGGTAAGTAAAGCAGAAACAAGAAAAGGTGCACCATTGTCAAACTATGAGAAACAATACATTACAGCTAAATTAACTGATGGACCTGCAGAAGAATTTAAACAATCACTTTCAGGATTAGCAGCAGGAACAGCACCTACTTTAGGTTACGACACGCAAACTGGTCAAGCAATCCAAACACCAGGTACAGGAGCTGATGAACCAGATATAGATATTCTTACAGAAGGTGGACAAGATGTATTAGATGAAATATTTGAACCTAGAGAAGAACTACAAAGACAAGCAGATGTAGAAGACCAAACATTCTATAGGATGCAAAGAAATTTAGCAGGATTAAAAGCTGCTGAATCACGACCAGTACAAAGGGTAACATAATGGAAATGGAAATATCACCTCCTGCAATAGAAATTATAAAAGAATATGAGACTTTGCAACTAACAGCATATCGAGATGGAGAATCTGTATCTATTGGTTATGGACACAGTAATTTAAGTGGTGGTGAACAATTTGAATTAGGTGACACAATTACAGAAGAAAAAGCTAATGAATTGTTGTTAGCTGATTTAGAAGAAATTGAAAGAATTGTAAATCAAAGAATGAAAAATTATGATGTAACATTTACCCAGGGTCAATATGATGGCATGGTAGTAGGAACATTTAATAGACCAGAACAATTAAAATCAAAAAGTTTATATGAGACAGTATCTAGTGGAGACACAGATGCAATTACTAAATCTTGGAATAATACTATATCAGATAAAGATAAAGAAAATTATCCTGGTTTAGTTGATAGACAAACAGCAGAACTAGGTTTAATAATACCTAAAGAAGAAGTAACAACAGATACTACAGCTACTATGGAAGGAGAACCAAATCCAGATTACGAATCACCACAAGGTAATGTGCCAGGTTTTGACCCAAGTCAACCAACCAAAGCACAGAGAGTTTCTACACCACCTATGACAGATTCACAAATGTATGAGTATACATCACAAGTACCATTAGCTGCACAAAATACAGCTTATGGTAGAGTTAGACAAATGTTAGAAGCACAAGTAAACAAACAAAAAAAACAAGCAGGTCATTCAGTTGTTCCTGGCGTAGGACCACAAGTTAAAATTGCACTGGACGAAGCAATAAAAGTTGCATTTAAGTTGTTAGGAAGATAATGGCAGAAAGAATACCATCAGAATTGCTTAAAGAAAATTTAAAGAGACATAAAGAGATAAAGAAAAAATATGGCTCTCACATTAAATGATTTAACAACTGTTAGATACAGCATACTTTCAGACTTTTTAAAATCAATAGGTATTAGTCTTAGACAATTAAGAGCAGAAACATTACAAGAATTTTTAACAACTCCTGATGGTTGGGCACATATAAATGCAGAAGAATTTATGACTCAAAAAATGTTTGATGCTATAAAGGAAACAAAAAATTTAAACATGGATGCTTATGCTAAGTACATAGACGAAGTGCAAGAGTATGTAGAAGCTATAAAAAAACTAGGTGTAGATTTTGGAGAAGCAAAGTATGGATTTAGTGCTGACCCAAAAGCAGAGTATGAAACTCGTATTATAGAAACACAAGAAAGTGCTTTTCCATGGGAAGCAAATAATACAGAGATAGATAAGTTAGTAGATTATTACGACAATTATCCAGAAGGAAGATTAACATCAAAAGACCAGTGGTTACGAACAGTATTAGAAGAAGCTGTAGAACACATAGCTACTAATGAAGTAATATCTTTGAGACATGTAATGCCTGAAAGTTGGGAGTTTAGACACTTAATAAAAAATGCTCCTAAGATAATTGAATTTTTAGAAAAAGGTATTGCTGAAGGAAAATTTAGTCAAGAAGTAGTAGATAGTATTTTTGAAAATATGAATCCTTTTATAGGTAGTCATATAGTAAGAGACCCAAATGGTGGTGGTGCAGGTAAATATGCAGAGATATTTACATTACAAGAATTTAAAGATGTTTATTACAACCGATTTATACCAGATTTTTACAAAAAAGGACAAGAGTATGTAAATGGAACTGGTGATGGTTTAAGATTTTATACCAATGAAGCTATGGCTTTGACTGACCCATATCATGTATTTATAGGCTACGCCAGAGTAGATACACCATACTTACAAATGTTAGATGGTATTGGTACTCAAATACTGACACCAGAATTTCAAAAAAGAGCTGCAGAAAAAGGCATTGTGGATGTTGCGTTAGTAGAATCTGAGAATGACCTTATAAAACTTCAAGATGTAATAAAAGAAATAAATGAGGATTTTCCAGAATTAAATGATGCTATGGCAACTATGAAAAGAAATAAATTTGCTGTAGAAGGGAAAAGAAATAAATTTGCTGTAGATTTAGATATAGCAAGTACAGATATAAGAAGAGCTGTTGTAGATGTTCCAGAAATACTAGAACAAGTAGACAACATTGTAAAAGGTAATCCAGTAAATGCAGCACCTACAAAATTAATAAAGACCACACCTCCTAATCAAACACTAAAAGTTAGTAGTGAAACAGGTTTGTCATCTCATAGCGATAGGATTAGACAAGTAGCACAAGACTATCACAAGATAATGGGATATTCTGACCCAGAGTTTAAACCTGCCATGGTGTTTAATGATGAGATAGGTGCAGCAGCAGCAGATATATTTGAACAACTACCTATGTTTGATGACAATGCAATACCTTATTACAATAAGTTTATACAAGAAACTAATATGCAGTATCAAGTATTACTAGATGCAGGTATGGAGTTTGAAGTAGTAGATGGAGACCCATATACACCTAATAGAGCAGGTCACCAACAAATGATAGCTGATATGGAAAATAGTAAATTAAAAGTATTAGCTACAGAAGCAGGATTTGGTGATGAAGCTACAAGTAAATTAAATCCTATGTTAGCTGAATCTAAATACACAGATGTTAATGGAAGAGTAATGCTAGAGAATGATGTCTTTAAAGCTGTACATGACACCTTTGGACATGGTATGAGAGGTAATACTTTTGGTCCAGTAGGTGAATACAACGCATGGTTAGCTCATAAAGAGATGTATTCTGCAGATGCTAGAAGAGTTATGACTACAGAAACATTAGGTCAAAATACATTTACAAATTATGGACCACACATGAGAGATGCAAATGGTAATCTACTAGGTAAGTCAGACGCAGGATATATTAAACCTGCTGATAGACCATTCGCATCACAAAAAGTAGCATTAATGCCAGAAGAAATAATAAATGTTGCAGGAACTGTAGTAGAAGATGCTACTGATATTGTTACACAAGAAGGTGTAAATAAAACTACACAATTAGCAAATACAAATCCAGAAATGTCAAAAAGTTTATGGAATACTTCTAAAAATGTTGTAGGTAAAGTATTTAATACAGCAGCAGGTGTGTTAGACCCAGGTGATGTAGCCATAACACAAGGTATAGCAAGAGTGTTGCCTAGAATAGGATTAACAGCAATAGCAGCACCTGCATTAGCAGCTTATGTGTTTTATGAATTGTCAGTATTAGCTGTTGATGCAGCATCAGCATTACAAAAAGCTGCAGAAAAACAAGGCGTAGCAGGTATTGGTGAAGAACAAGATGTTGATTGGAAACAATTAGGTAAAGATACATTTAGAGAATTTGGAGATATATCTGACACATGGTCGTTGTCATGGAAGATAAGTGAACCTATAATTGATTATGCTTTCAATGAAGCTGCTACACTAATGGAAAACAGGTAAACATGGCATTAACAGCGATAGAACGAAGACAATTACTAATAGATTTAGTTAGTGGTCGTATATCTCAAGAAGAATATAACTCAATAATGCAATATCAATTAAGAAGAGACGCACAAACAAGTCAAGGTATGACACCTCTTCCATTAACAGAAGCAGAAAAAAGATTAATTCAAAGAGCTAACTCTGGTAGAAATACAACAGTAACTCCTACTACATCAGCAGACCAAGTTATACCACCACAAAGTGAATTTGGACCTTCTACACCTATAAACCCAGAAACAGGATTTCCTAGAAGACCAGAGGATGAAGTAGACCCACCGAATACTAGATTTCCTAGAAGACCAGAGGATGAACCAGTGCCAGATTACCAAGACCCAATGGGTATGTATAGTTCAGAATTTAGACAAGGCAGTGCACCATCTCAAGTTGCAGGAGCTACTGGTGGTAGTAGTGTTGTTAGTGGTTCTGGTAATGAATTATATATTGTTGTAGGACAACCAGGTTCTTACACAATAAGAAAAGTAGATTCAGGTAATGAAAATGAAGTAGAATCAGGAATGTCTGAACAAGCAGCACAAGAAACTGCAGATTCTTTAAACGCACAATTTGTTGCTAGTGGTGGTGGTGGTTCAGAAACTGGTGATGGTGGAGCAACAGGTGACCCAGAGGGTTTTGTTAACAGTCAGATATGGGAATACAATGGAGAAAAACATGTAGTTTGGCAAGTACCAAATACAATGATATTTATGCGTTACCTTGCATCTGATAGCGAATTAGATATGTTATACAGTGGTAGGCAAAGACCTGATGTTGTACAAGCAACAGATGAAATGTGGACTAGCTCTGTATTTTTTGGAAATGTTAATGAATTAGATGAAAAAGTAATTACACAAGGAATGAGTCCATTTTTTGGATTTGCAGATAATTTTGAAAAAGCAACATTAGGCAGACCATGGTTAAAAACAAATGACGAAATGTTTGCGTTATGGGTTGAAGGATATGTAGAAGATAGAGATATTAGTACAGAGGAATGGGCTAACACTGATTGGTGGAACAACAGCACTAAAGAAGAAAGAGATTGGTTAGTTCTATCTAAAGGCAGAGGTATCGGAGATGCAGATTTTCCTGCTGATGCAAAGGTAACACTTGAACAAAATAGAATTTTATATTTAGAGGCAATGAAACAAGCAGGTATTGCTAATGCAGATAAAATTAGAGATGCTAATGGTAACTCATTAGCTGAGTGGTTTGCAGATAAAGTTACCTTTGGAACTTTTGATGCAGTAAAAGCAACAGAACAAATAGAAGCTCTATCAGATAGAACATCTGGTATACAAGTAGATGAAAGAATAAGCACATGGCTTGAAGGTAAAGGTGAAGTAGACCAAACTAGAGCAGGTTATGCTACAGCAAGAAGTTTAGCATTAGAATGGCTAGGTCCAGTGTATGGTTCTATAGATGAAACCAAATTAGAAGAGTATGCAAGTATTGTTAGAAATGCTCAAAACCCAGACATTGGAGCTGATTTATTAAGAGAAGAATTAAAAGCACAAAGAAAAGTATTATTTAATTCAGATATTTATGATGAGAACTTAACTTATAAACAAATTGCAGCACCATGGCAAAACTATTCTTTTCAGTTCTTAGGCGAAAGAATAGATGAAACATCACAGAACTGGTTAAATGTTTTGTTATCTAATGACCAGAACATGGCAGACAAAGAACTTACAGCTTATGGTTTAAACAACAATATAGAAAAAGTAGTAGAGTCGTTAGCAGATAGTGTAGCACAATCAGTAGGTGTATCTGAGTCTGGAGTGCAGAGAGGGTTTAGTACATAATGGCAAACATAACAGTAGCAGGATTACAAAATCTAAAAAACAGAACTAAACAAAAATTTGGTAATTTATTGCCAGACGAATTACTAAACATATATGTAGCTGCTTTTGTTGATTCAGGTAATGACCCTGAACAAGCTATAAATGCAGTAAGGACTTCTAATGCTTATCAAAATATTTATCCAGGTAATTTAAACCCAGATGGTGTTACCACAAAATATACAGAAGCAGAATACTCACAATTAATAGATGGTTACAAAAGAAAGTTTGAAGCATTAGGTATTAATGCAGATGTAGTATTAACTGACGAAAGAAAAAAACAATTAGTAGATAATGTTGTATCACCTAATGAATTAGGAACTAGGATTGATGCTGTATATTCAGGCATAGTAACTGCAATACCAGAAGTAAAAGAATTTTACTCAAGAAATTTTGGCAGAACACTGACTGATGCAGAAATAATTGCTAGTGCTATTGACCCTAAAGTAGGTGAAGGTATTATTTCAGGCACTATCTCAGCAAAAGATGTAGTTTCACAAAATGTTATTAGAGCACAAATAGGTGGTCAAGCATTATTAGCAGGTACAGATATTTCTATGGAAGCAGTTGAATCATTGAGGCAACAAGGAATAGACCCTAGAGCTGCTAGAGAAGCATTTAATCAAGTTCAAAATATACAACAAGCAGCGTTAGCACAAGGCAGAGATATACCAGAGGTACAAGATATTGTTGAAGGATTACAACTAGGAGATATGGAAGACCTTACAAATATATCTAATATACTTAGACAACAAGCATCACAAAGTTCTGCAGTAGCAGGAGCAAGACAAACACAACAAGGACAAGTTACTGGTCTTACAGAACAATAGTTGTTTAAACAACTTGCATCCCTTTTAAATATGATATAATAAACCCAAGCCCTGTAGATAGGTCTGGGGGTTAAACTTGACCTTCATTTTGTATTCGGTCTTGATGCCTACTTACAAGACCTGTCAAATAAAAATAAGTAGTGTAAAAAAATAGGCAGAGATAACTCGTACATCTCTTGTAAAAAAAAGTATGAAGTAAGGACAATAGAATAATGGCAGAAGAGCAAATAAACTCAGACACTAGCGATAAGAACTGGAAAGAGATGAGAGAAAAACTCGAAACTTATGAAGGTATAATCGCAAACTTTGAAGCAAAAGAAAGACAGGATGTGTTTAAACAAGCAGGTCTTGACCCTTCAAAAGGTGTAGGAAAAGCAGTTGATATGATGTTTGAAGGTGACTTAACAGTCGATAACCTTAAGCAATATGCAACAGAAGAATTTGGAGTTGAATTTGGGCAACAAGATGGAATACAAGATAATGTTAAACAGAGTCAGGTAGAAGAAAGTCAAAATCGCCTAGAGAATATACAACAAAGTTCTGTAGCAGACCTTTATGATGAAGATGTCGTAGGGCAGATTCGTCAGGTTGAGCAAAAAGGAACAGTCAGACAATCTATAACTGCAAAACTCAATGCTATGGAAGTAGATAGCGACTAAATAGTTTAAATCTTCTTCCAAAAAAAAGTATTAAAAAATAATTTATAGGAGAAGATAAAAATGGCAGACATATCGTTAACTAATAACACGATTTATGCACAAAACATTAATAACTTTACTGGTGAATTGTTTAAAGTTGGTGGTCAAAGAACTCCATTGCTCTCAGCAGTTGGTGGTTTGAATGGTGGCAAAGTATTAAACTCTACATATTGGCAAGTCCAAGTAGAAGATAATGCAACAATTTCTTCTGAACCTACAAAAGGTCAAGAAGGTGCATCACCTACAGAATATCTCGGAAGAGACAGAGCTGCGTACACTTATGTAACTCAGATTTTCCATAAGGGTGTTCAAATGACATACACAGCTTTAGCATCAACAGGTAACCAAAATCCATTTACTTTATCTGCAGCTATTACAAATCAATCTGATGGTGATGGAACAACAACAGCAGGTACAGCACAAGGACTATTTGGTGGTAACCCAGTAAATGATGAATTTGCATTACAGCTTGAAAAAGCAATGGAAAAAGTAGCAAGAGAAGTTGAGTGGTTTGCATTCAATGGTTCTTTCTCTGATGGTGCTAATACCACTCCAGGGTCAGGAACTAGAGAAATGTATGGTCTTGATGTATGGATTACATTAAACAAAAACGCTAACAACTCTGCAGCAGTAAACCCACTAGGTGGTAACTGCTTCTACAACGACACAGATGGTGATGGAACAGGTACTGCACAAGTAATTAGTTTCAAAACTATTTCAGGTGCGTTAAAGAGGATGTATGACAATCATGCACCAATGAAACAACCTGTACTTTGTGTTAGCCCACAGCAATTACTAGACCTTAACAACGAGCTTGTTAAAGGAACAGTTGATATAGCAGGAGCAATCATTCCTAGAGATAGAAATGTTGCAGGTATTGATATTGATACAATCGTTACACCATTCGGTTCAATCGGACTAATGGTTCTCGACCCAAATATCATTCCAACAGGAACTGCTTTCATCTTAGACCTAGCTTACATACAACCAGTATTCACCAATATCCCAGGATTTGGTACTGTGTTTGTTCGTGACTTAGACCAAGATGCAAACGCTAGAATTGGTAAAGCAATTTATATGGAGATGGGATTCGAATTTGGTCCTCCTTCATATCACTGCAAGATTCAAGCAGTAGCTTAAATAAAAATTGTAGAACTTTGGGAGTAGCTCCACCTGCTCCCATTGTTCTGCTATAGTTAGGAATAATATGATACAATCAAAATTAGCTTTAATAGATGTCTCAGCAGATAACAATGATTCTTTAGGTGTTGAAGCCGAAGGTATGTTACTTTGTGGTATACAATTCCCTGCAGCTATGACAGGTACAGCAATTACATTTGATTTTTCTTTAGACAACAGCTCATGGGTAGATGTTAAAGAAACAGATGGAACTGAAGTAAGTTACACTGTGTCAGCAGGAGATATTGTAAGAGTTGACCCTAGTGGTTGGGCTTTTGCAGGTAATGGTTATTTAAGAGTTTCATCTAATGGTACAGAAGCAGCAGATAGAAAAATAATTTTACACTTTAGACATAGTTAGGAGATACAAATGAGTATACTCTTAATACTTAAAGAAGGTAGAACTCTTGCTATAGAGAGTATTGCTACTCCTCAAAAACCTATAGAACCATCAGCACCTATCGTTGACCCAAATGATAATGCTAATGATGGTTGGTTTGGTACAGGTGCATTTGCACAAGCTGTTTTTGCTGCAGAATTAGTAGAGGAAGGTGCTGCATAATGAGTACAAACATATCAGGATTAATAGACAGAGTTTATAGAGAATATCTTGAACCTATGGATGATGTAGTTTCTTATACAACACTGTCTTCAGGAATCAATGATTCTGTAACCACGATTACATTTGCAGGTGAGTTATTAACTCAGGAAGAAAAGGATGCAATGGATGCAGGAACTATTATTGAGTGTGATACAGAACTTATGCGTTGTGTGTCTCTTGATACTGTAAGTAATGAAGTAGTTGTAGTAAGAGGTGTTAGAGGCACATCTGCAGCAGCACATTTAGCAGGAGCATTAATAAAAATTGCACCTCCATTTCCTAGACAAGTTGTCTTTGACGCTGTAAAGGACCAAATAAATAATTTATTTCCTACTTTGTTTGCAGTAGAAACACAATCAATTACAACAGGAACAGGATATACACTGCTAGGTAGTTTTGATAGTCCTGGCACACATAATTATATAGTTTCAATACTTAGTGCTATATCACAGTACACAGATTTTAGTGTAGGCTCAGATACTACTGGTGTTAATTTTGCTCCTGTAACTTCGTCACTTGTTGAATTACCTAATCCATTTACATATACAGATGCAGATGGAGTATCAAGAACAATAACATATTCAACAGGACCATCTGTTGTACATGCAATACAGTTTGCAGGTATATCATCAGGACATACAGCACATGTTACTTTTAAAAAGAAATTTGTAGAACCAACAGCAGAAGATAATACATTAGTTGAAGTTGGTTTAGAAACAGAATATGAACCTATTATTATGGCAGGTGTTGCTGCACAGTTGATGGCAGGTAGAGACATTCCTGCTGCTACAGCAGACTACATTACAGACCAAATGGCAGTTTCTAGTTTTCCAGTTAACAGTGCTACCAGTATTAGAAATTCTTTATTGCAATATCAACAAGTACTTATTAATCAAGCTAGAAAATATTTAAGAGCTAAATACCCAGAAGCAGTTTCTGTTGATGGAATGGTATATGGAATACAAGCATAATGCCAAGGTTAACTACCCAAGCAGAAATATCTAATCCTCAAAGAAAAGGATATGACTTTCGTATAGACAATCAGTTGTATAGAGCTGCAATATCTGGTGAAAGACAGATGACTATACAATCATCTGATGTAAATGAACAAGGAGTTAATGTAAAACAAAACCCTGAAGACTTTACATCTAACTTAGGTAGAATATTTTCCAGAAATAATTTTAGTGGTGGCTCTAACTTAGATACTGCACATAGGGCAAATGGAACAGCAAAAGATGTAACAAGATTTTGGGATAGTCAAGGTGTAGATGTCTTTACTACAGATTTAGGTAAAGGTTATAATGTACAACTATTACAGACAACAGAAAATAAACAAGCACTATCTTCTGCTGTAAGTCACATGGCAGTAGTTGGTACAAATATTTTTGTATCTGATGATGAAACTTTATACATATCTACTGATGGAGGAGAAAATTGGTCAGTACAATCTGAAAATTTAACAGCAGGCTATCAAATAAAAGGTTTAGCATCACATGGAGATACACTTTATATAACTGCTAACAATGGTTCTGCAGGAGAAATAGAGTCGCTCCCTACAGCTAATGCAACACCTGGTTCATCTGTTCAAAAAATGTCAGCAGCAATATATGATAAAATATTTTCTGTAAAAGGAAAATTTTTAGTTACAATAGGTAACGCTATACATTCTTATGATGGTAATACTACAGTAGGTTCTGCTATAATAACACTTCCATCAGGTCAAACTTTTACAGATGTAGCTGATGTTGGTGCTGTTGTACTAGCTACTGCTACTGATGGCAGAATATACTCAATTAAAGATGCAGCAGGAACATTTACTGCTAAAGGTCAAACAGAAATATCAGGAGAACAACCAACTTGCATTGTTGAATCGCAGGGAATAATTTTTTATGGTACAAAAGATGTACAGATAACTGGTAACAAAGTTATAGGAAGATTATATCGTGCTGCTTTGACAGTTGCAGATGACTTATATGTATTATCTCAAAATCAATTAATAAAAGAATGGGATGTAGATGATATAGACAACTCACCTAATGTTTTGTTTACAACTAGAGACAGTGTATATACAGGTATAAAAGAATCAGGTAGTACAAGTTTTTTATGGAGATACTACTTACCAACAGGTGGTATTGCTAGATACTACAAAGCAGGTGTAGGTGCAACTATACAAAATATAAAATTAGTAGATGAAAAATTTATATTTACTGTTACATCAAGTGGCGTGTTTAAACAATCATCTAACTTTGAAGAAGAAGGTTTTCTTATAGCACCACCTGCAGATTTTTTTACAGCAGAAAATAAACAATATGTAGAAGCAACAGCAGAGGTAGAAGAATTGAATAGTGGTGAAAGTGTAGAGCTACATTTGTCTAATAAATATGAAGCTATTAATAATAGTAATGATGAATCATGGGATTTAGAAGCAGATATTAGAAGTGGTACTGGAGAAGAAAATGTACAGCTATCAAAAGTCGGTAGATATATAGCTGTAAAAGTAGTATTAAAAAGCACTACATCAAACACAAGTCCAAAATTTAAAGCATTTCAAGTTAGAGCTTTGGCAAGACCAGAACTTGTAGTTGTACAAATACCAGTCAATATATCTGATAGAGTAGAAAGACCATATAGAAAACCAATTAAAGTAAAAAACTTAGGTGAAGTAATATATCAGTCATTAAAAGAAAAAGAAGGCTCACCTGTTACATTAGAAATTTATGACCCTGCTGAAGTTATAAGAGGTGTTGTAGAAAATATTACTTATCCAATAATAAATAATCCAAACATTGGCAGCGTAACTCAATATGCTATACTAACTGTCAGAGGCACAAGACAACAAACCTTCAGTCAAGTTACTACAGGTGATGTCTTTGCTGTAAATAAATATGGAGTAATGAGATTTGGATAATAAACACACTGTTTAAACAAATAGTGTATAATGGAGAAATATGGTAGCCAGAGAAACAAATATAGTAAACGCTTTTGAGACAACATTAGCTGCACAATTAGCCAGTGGTGGCACATCAATAAACTTAGCTGATGACCCAGGAATAGATGCTCCTGTATATTTAGTTATTGACCCAGACAGCGACAGCAATAGAGAAGTTGTTTTATGGTCAACAGGAACAAATCATGCAGCAGCAACTGTAACAAGAGATATAGATAGTAAACATGGCACAGACCCTACACACGCATCAGGAACAAAAGTAAGATTAGCTGTAGTTAAACAACACATAGAAGAAGCACATGATGCTATTCAACAAGGTTTTATATTAGAAGATGGTGGTACAACAGAGGTTACAATAGCTCCTGCTGTCTCATCAGGAGTTTACACACAGAGAGAAGTTAAGTTTGTAGAAGGTGGCGGTATTGACATTGCTTGGACAGATACAGACAATGGTACAGATGCCGACCCTTATGACTTAACATTTACAGTTAATGTAGATACAGCAGAGATTGCAGCAGATGCAATTACTGGAGCTAAGATAGCAGATGATGCTGTTGATTCAGAACACTTTGTAGATGGAAGTATTGATACAGCACACCTAGGTGATTTACAAGTTACTACTGCAAAAATTGCAGCAGACGCTGTTACAGCAGCTAAAATAGCTGATGATGTTGTTGGAAGTGAACACATAGCAGCAGGTGCAGTAGATACAACTGCTCTTGGTGCAGATGCAGTAACAGAAGCAAAGATTGCAGATGATGCTGTAGAGAGTGAACATCTTAATGACAATGTTATATCAGGTCAAACAGATTTAGCATCAGGACTTGCATTAACAGATGAACTTTTAATATCAGATGCAGGAACTATTAAAAAAGGTGATGTTTCTTTACTAGCAGAAGCAATAGATGGTGCAGGTTTAACCGATAATTCAGGTGTATTAGATGTTGACTTAAATGATGTAGGAGATGCTACTGTAAATGTAGCTAATGATAGTATTGCTATCATAGATGCAGATGCAAGTAATGCCACTAAAAAAGAAACTATTGCTGACTTTGTAAGTGGTATTGCAGGAACAAACCTAACTGCGTCAAGTGGTGTTCTTAATGCAACAGGTGGTAAAATATTACAAGTTGTTACAGCAACAACAGTTACAGATACAGGGGCTTTAGCAACAACTTCTTTTCAGGATACAGGTTTAAGTGGAAGTATTACACCAAGTGCAACAGGTAGCAAAGTATTAGTTATAATAAATCAAACTCTACAATGTCAGAGAAGTGGCGACAGTGACCAACAAGGACATGTAAATATTATGCGTGGTTCATCACAAATATATGAAAACTTTTATGCAGTTGATGAAGTTTCTGGAGAATTTGGACCTGCTATGAAAACAATTATATTTTTAGATAGCCCAAGCACAACTTCAGCTACAACTTACAAAACACAAATTAAAGCAAACACAACAAGTAGTAGTGGTAGTGTAAGGGCAAACCAACAACTTACAGGAAGTAACGAAAGTTTTTCAAGTATTCATTTAGTAGAGATTGGGGCATAAATGGACGCAGTAGGTAAAAAAGCATTTGCAATTTCACAACTTGGTGCAACACAGTTTCAAGTAAAACCTGATTTATCTGTAGTCTATTTTGAGGGAAATGAAACAGAGCCAAGTAATAGTGATATTGAAAATAAGATTGCAGAAATAGAAGTATTAGAAACAAGAAAAAATGCGTATGCTTCTATTGCAGACCAATTAGATATGCAGTATTGGGATAGTGTAAATGGTACTACCACTTGGAAAGACCATATCGCAAAAGTTAAATCAGATAATCCTAAACCCTAGAGATTAATATGATATAATCCGATTTATGGATTTACTCATATACTTACTTTTAATTGCTTTAGTTATAGAAAACTATGGTAATCTATATAAATTTCTGACAGGTAAATCACAGAAAGCACCTTACTATCATAAGAAAAAAGACCCTTGGAATTGGCAAGATGATTGGAATACAGATGACATCTTATAATAATGGTAATGGCTTTACACAAAAAGAAATGTTAAATCTTATATTAGAAGGGCAACAAGATATAAACAAACGCATAGATGAATTACATGAAAAGGTTAATCAAAAAATTTCAAGACAAGAGTTATCAGGTTGGTTAGTTGCAATCTCGGCACTGGTGGTGTTAATCAATAATTTAATGTAATGGAAGAAGATTTTGTACTTCCAGACAATATGTTTGCAGACAACCCTGAGTTTGTAGATACTTCACACGAATTTGATGATGATTGTGGGGATGCGTGTAAGATATGAAAGTTTGGATTGACCAGGACCTTTGTACAGGTGATGGTTTGTGTGAAGAAATAGCACCTGATGTTTTTATTGGTTTAGATGATGGTTTGTTTTATGTAAAAGAAGGTGACAAAATATTTTCAGAAGAACATGGTAATGTTGGTGGTGCAGCAGGTTTAGCTTTAATACCTAGTGGACAAGAAGAAGCAGTAATAGAATCTGCAGAGGAATGCCCTGGTGAGTGCATAATGATAGAGCCATGAAAAAACTTGCAATATTAACTGCAGTTCTTTTATTAGCTGTACCTTTACATGCTATAGCAGAAGAAACTACAGTAACAGAAACATTTGATAATCAAGAAATAAACACAGATATTACATTTGTATATGGAGCTAGTGACACAGTTGTAAGTGCTGCTACTACACAGAGTCCTGAATGTGCCAATTTAAATGAGCAAGGTCTTATAGGCATAGAAGATATGGATTGTTTTGGTAGTGAATACTTTGGTAATGATAGATACCAACTTGGTATTAGAGGTAGTTCAGACAGTCTTACTATTGCATTTCCAAACGAACCTTACGAAGTAGGTTTTAATTATGGTGCTATAGACCAAGAAGGTGGTGTATCAGGTGTTGTATATTATGACAATGGTGCATCAGAAAATTTTACATTAGATGTAAATACAGATATGACAGTAGCAGGTAGTAAAGTATTTGCAGTTGCAGAAACAGTAGATACATTTATTACAGAGATAGTGATAGAGGGAATAACTGATTGGTGGCTTATAGATAATGTATACTATAAATATGATTTACCTAATAACACGCCTCCTAGTACGACAACAACTACTAGCACCACAACTACGACTACTACCACGACTACGACACTTCCTCCATCAGAGACTGTGGTTGAAGATAACATCACTACCTACCTTGCATGGGATGAATATGGTTGCGAACATCCGAACAACCCTTTATCGTATAAGCAATATTTGGAGGCGATAGAAAGTGGAGATTGGTTCGGTTATCAAAATGGTGATTGCTCTGACATACCTGATGTCATTACTATTATTGTCGAAGAAGAAGAGGAGATAGAAGAAGATGAGTTGGACAAAGAGATACTTCGAGATGACGACCTCGGAGAAGAAACAATTCAAGAAGAACTTGAAGACGAGGGTAGTACAGAACTCACCGAAGAAGAAATAGCTGTTATTGAAGCAGAGATACAAGCTGAAGAAGAGCGTTTAATTCAGGAACAGATAGATGCTGAAGAAGAATTACTTATATTAGAAGAGCTTGAGGACAGTGTTATTATTCTTGAAGATTTATCTGAAGAGGAACTAGAAGAATTTGTAGATATTATACAGGAACTTGAAGATACTATTGAGATTATAGAAATAGTAGAAGAAATAATAGAGTTAGATATACCAGAAGATATTATAATTATTATTGAGGAAGAGGTTTTAGAAGATGATGTTGTTGTTGTGGTGGAAGATGAAGAAGTTATCGAGGAAGTTTTGGATGAGCCAATACAGGAAGATGTTGAGGAGAAACCTAAAGAAGAACTTTCTGAAGAAGAGGTCACTGAAGAACTTGTTGAAGTTGAAGAGGTCATTGAAGAACTCATTACAGTAGAGTTAGTAGAAATATCTGAGGAAGAGTTAGAAGAACTAAGTGAGGAGGAGTTAGTTGAATATGAAGAAGCTAAAGAAGAAGCAATACAAGAGTTTGTACAAGAGCTTACCAACGAAGAAGT